GCGATCAACAAGTTCTTTCACAACGTCGAGTTTTCCCTTCCAGCTAGCTAACATCAAACTATTCCAGCCGTGCAAAGTATCGGCCGCCTCCATGTTGGCACCGCGATCCAGGAGCTCTTTTACGACGTCAAGTTCTCCTTCCATGCTGGCGAATATTAAAGCTGTTTGCCCGGTGCTCCCACCTGCCGCCTCAATATTGGCACCACGGTCGAGGAGTAAACGCACGACGTCCAGGTGACCGTAGATGCATGCGATTTGCAGACTCGTAAGTCCCCTGTAATCTTTTACCTCAATGTTTGCCCCCAAATCCAGATACTTTCGCACATTGGCGATGTCTCCATATCTTGCAGCTTGGAATAGATTCTTTCCGTTCGCATCCATTACTATATTGCCCTGTTTTTTTACCTACTCGGGGTTCATCTTCATGAGTGCGTGCCTACACGCATTCTGCTCCGCCTGTTTCTTGGTGGTGGAATTCCCCATACCCAGAAATTCGCCATCGGGTTTGCACACGGCCATCGTGAACCCTGCCGCCCCGTCCTCCACCATCTTGTAGATCGGGGTAAATCCCATCTTCTGCTGGCAGAACTTCTGCATCCGATCCTTGTAATTATCGTCCTCACGCAGCATCAGGGGAATATCCAGGTGCGTCTCGATCATGTTGATGACAAAATCATTGACCATCTGGAAATTCATCCCCGAATCAATCCAGAGTGCCGCAATAAACGCCTCCAGAACATCGCCGAGTTTCTCGATATTCTGACGGCCGTGTTCAGGCTTCATTTCTTCGACGTGCTTGGAGATGATAAAGAACTTGTCGAGTCTGAGCTTGTCCCGTGCCAGCGTTCCGAGCGTCTTGTTCCGCACAATGAGTTTGCGGGTATTGGTGAGAAATCCCGGGGCTTCGCCGGGGAAGCGTTCGCACAGATAATTGGCCACCACAGCACCGAGAATGGAATCGCCTCGGAACTCGAGCTGTTCATACGATTCGTCCTGGAGATCCATCACGCCGGCGGGGCAGGGGCCGAGAACAGAGGGTTCGCCAGTCAAGGTTGTATACTCCGACCGCCGGACGTAGGTCGTGTGAATCATCGCCTTCTGAAAAATTGCGAGATTCTTCACCTTGTATCCTGGAATGCAGAGGATGCGGTTTACATCCTCTGCAGTCAAGGGACAGTTCTTGGGGTTGTATGGAAAATATTCAACCGTGCTCATGTGTTTATATATACAGGCAGGGGATGTGAAAATGCGTTAGACACAAATCTTCTCTTTTCTACAAATCAATAACACTGGCGAACCTTCTCGTGTCCCTCCAGGCAGTTCGCCGCCGCCTCGCCCTATGGAACACGAACCTTCCCAGTATTCGTCCGCACTATGCCGTGAAGTGTAATAATCTCCAGCCGATTCTGGAGGAGCTACACAGGGGCGGGGCGGGGTTTGACTGTGCATCCAGCGACGAAGTCCGGCGGGTCGTGTCGTTCGGAACAAAGGGGTCGGATATCATCTATGCGAACCCGTGCAAATCAAGAAACGAACTATTCAAAGTAAAAAACGACAAGATTCCTTACATGACATTCGATAACCCAGGAGAAATAGACAAGCTTCCCAAAGATACCAAACCCATTCTGCGGATTTTTGTGGATGATAAAGGCGGTGTGCGCATTCCCCTGAATTCCAAGTTTGGGTTTCCGTATTCTCGTGCCTACGATCTCCTCTGGCGTGAACCCCCGTATCGTATCTACGGTCTGGCATTCCATGTGGGCAGCGATTGTTCGTCCCGCATTCCCTACGAATCAGCCTTCGATACTGTCGAGAATTTCCTGAGCATGCTTTCGAGTCGTCCAGACGTGTTCACGCCAGAGTTGCTGGATATTGGCGGCGGATTCTCGGGAAGCTCGAAAAACGACGATTTCTTCCGTGAACTTGCTCCCTATATTCTCAAGCGGGTTGGGGGTCTTCCATTCAAGAAAGTGATTGCAGAGCCAGGGCGGTTCTTTGCGGAAGAAAGTTGTACGCTGCGAGTCCCGGTAATCGGGAAGAAACAGCTTCCCAACGGAAAGCAATGCATAACGCTGGACGATTCCGTGTATGGCATGTTCTCCGGGGTCTTGTTCGATGGCTTCAAACCCGACTTTAAGTGTATCACCCGTGAACCGTGGGCGCACAGCTCTCAATTCACGATTTTCGGAAGGACGTGCGATTCGGCGGACAAGATCGCAGAAGATGTGTGGTTACCGGACGATATCGGTGAATCAGACATCCTTGAAGTCAAAAATATTGGAGCGTATTCGTGGGTATCCGCCTCCGAATTCAACGGATTTCCTTTACCACCGGTATCTATACAAGATCCTTCTTCGTGAGGCGGCGGGGAAGACGGCGCTTAGAACCGCCACGCTTCTTTCCAAAATAGTGGGCCAATGTGAGTGCCGAGCCAGCAACGATGGCATCGTCAATCATACCCGCACCTCCACGCTTGAACGTACGACGGCGGCGACGTCCACCCATCGCCCCCTTGCGTCCAAACTTATCCGCAGCATACGACGTTCCCAATGCAAACACCGCATCGTCAACCATTCCGACACCACCACGCTTGGATGTGCGATGACGGCGGTGTCGGCGGCCACCTCCGCACCCGCATCCACCCGTCGGGCGAATTCCGCTTGCCATGTCTGTCTGGAATGTCTCAGTCGTCATTATTATACCTACCCATTTTTTTGGAGGAAGATCGGGTGACGACTTACTTCTTCTGGGCTGAGGTCTACCGTCTCCTTATACTTTGGCTGGACCCAGCGAGAAAACGCACTGAATGCCAAATAGGAGAGGAGTGTTTCAGGATCGGTATTGTCGGCAATACGATGCCCACCGCCATCCCATCGTTTCCATGCACGAAAGACGATAGGACGAAATATCTCTTCTATGATTCCAGGGTATGCGTCTGTCTGTTCCCGGACGATGATGTTACAGAAGGGGCAGCGGGCGGCATACAACTGGCACTGGGGAAGATGATGGGCATGGGCACGCAAAAAATCATCCATTCGTGTTCGTGAATCTGTGGACGTCCGCACAGAACTGGGCAAAGTGGAGGGTTCTGTATTGTTTGTAATCGGCTCTCAGTAAGTTCATTTCACGAAGAACAGCCTCTAATTCTAGAAAGAGAGCACGCAGTTCGTCTTCGTGATCATCAGTGCGCACCCACTCGCCCACTTTGTTCATTCTCGTCATCTCCGTCATTGTTCTCTACACTCATCACACGCTTAAACGCAAACTCCTTGGCGACCATGCCCGTCTTCTTGCGTTCAACGATCCACTTGAAGAGACCATCTAGAGGACCCGTATACCCCGCAATGAGATCCTTCAGCTCCGTCTGGGATAGAGACCACGGCTTACTCCACGTCTCGGGCCGCTGGATCTTGATATACGAGCCGTCGTCCTGAATTTCCAGCTTGTTCAGGTTTTGGAAATTGGTGCGCCGCAGAATATCGCTCATCTCATTCTCTACAAACTTCTTGTCCTCACGGAGTTTGTAGACAGTGGTGTTGATCTCCTTAATCTGGTCGTCCAGGGAACGATACTTGCGCACAGCCCGAACAAGGTCACGCTGATCAATCGAAGTATTCATTCTGGTATGCCATATTTCCGGCTGTAGAGTTTATTATCCGTTTTTAACAATGGATCCCCGTGAAGTGGACAAGTTACGGATCGCATACAACAAAGAACACCCGTATGAACCGCCTGTAAAAAAGGGGAACAATATGTGGCAGGAAATCACTCGGCGTATGAAAGATGCTTGTGATACAGGTGCCCATGCGTGTATTGTCCACGCCCTCGTGAAAAAGCCGGTGGCTCCGGATAGTTGGGCATCGAATGGAACGGAATGGCTGTCGTCAGACGATATTGATGCGTCCCAGGAACACTATGCCAAATTGATCCCCGATTACTATTACACTGGATCTGTTCCCATAGATTTTGATCTACATAATGAAACCGGAAAATGTCTTGTCTCGTCGCTGTGCAGTATGAAGATTTCCGAACTCCACAAGAAAGGGTATCGCCGTGTAGGTATTGTATTCAACACAGATCCTAGCGATGGACCGGGCGAACACTGGATAGCAGCCTTCTGTGATTTCCGTGATCACCTGAAACATCCCAAGATGACGTTCTTTGATTCGTATGCCCAGAAACCCGAGAAAGAGATTCGGCGTTTGATGCTGCGATGGAAAGAGCAGTTGGATGAGATGAAATTGTTTGACGAGCCTACAGAATTATCTTACAACGCTGTTCGTCACCAATACAAGAACGCCCAGTGCGGTATGTACTGTATCTATTTCCTCCACTGCTGCCTATTTGAAATCCCGATGGACGAGCGAGTCCCAGACGATGTAGTGATGATGATGCGGCCGCTCTTTTTCAAATATAAACAACATCGTAAGAAATAATAAGAATGGACACCACCCAATTGCTGTGGGTCATCATATGTATCGCATTCGCCTGCCTAGGTCTTGGGCTTGGGGTAGGAGCATACGTCTACCTCGGCAATATCCCGCCCCCCGATGCGTCGCTGACCAAGCCGCTTGAGGTATACGCTGAACTTACCAAGGGTGCACCCATCGGTTGCCCCAACAAGGATGTCTTGTGTGACTACTATATGGCGGCTAGCGGGTATTCCCTGATCCCAGGAACGACAATCAATACGTACATTGTCACCGACGCCCTCACCAAAGTGATCAAGGGCGGGGCACGGTTGGTGGAATGGGATGTCTATGCCGTCGATGGAAAGCCTGTGGTCGGTCTAGCCGATGCCAATACTCTGAAAATGACGACATATAACACTCTCTCCTTTGAAGACTGCTGTGTCACCATCGGAAATGCGGCGTTCAATAGTGCTGTCACGCCAGGGTACAAGAACCCCTTCGTTCTGTCCCTCGTATTCCATACGTCCGACAATGCTATTCTCACGCAGTGCGCTGACACCCTGAAGATGACGATTCGCAAGTATATGTTGGGATCAGATTACTCTTACCAACGCAAGAATCTGGGAGTCGAGCCGATATGCAACCTTATGGGTAAATTGATCATTGTGAGTGGCGAGCATATCAAGGGCAATGGGATGGACGAACTAGTGAATATGTCCTGGGTCTCGTCCCAGATGCGTCGTATGACGTATACTCAGGCATCCCAAACATTTGATCACGAAGAACTGATCGAATTCAACAAGCGCAATATTACGCTTGTGGTTCCCGATATGAGCACCACCGCCATTTCTAACAAGAATCCTGAAATATGTTTTTCGTATGGCTGCCAGTGGGTTGCTATGTGTTACGGCAGCCTGGACAATGCTATGGAAGTGTATACCGGCGCCTTTTCCGAGAGCTCGTTTGGAATCAAGCCTGATCTCCTGCGTTACAAGCCGACGACCTACAAGACCCCGACTGCCCAGAGTTCGGCTGTATCACTCCAGCCCAAGAAGATTGTTTCACCCATGTACGACTTCACAATAAAGTCTAACCAGTGAAACAAACATGTCACAGGAAGGTGGACGCTCGGCTTGGTTAAAGGCAGTGATGAAAGCTAAGAAGCCTGGCATGTCGCTCGGCGATGCGATGAAAGCTGCGAAGAAGACATACAAGAAGGGAGGTGCGGAGCCCGAGATGGAGGCCGTAGCCGGTGCGCTCGGTCTACCCCCGATGGGCGGTCGCCGTCGTCGCACCCGCCGGGGCGGTGCGGAGGCCGAGATGGAGGCCGTAGCCGGTGCGCTCGACCTGCCCGCAGTAGGCGGTCGTCGTCGTCGCTCTCGCCGGGGCGGTGCGGAGCCCGATATGGCTGCTGTAGCCGGTGCGCTCGGTCTACCCCCGATGGGCGGCCGTCGTCGTCGCTCTCGCAAGGCCAAGGTCGGTGGCGTGGCGTACGGATTCACGGGCGGCCCCTACACTGGCTCCCAGCTGTCCGACGGAATGGGGGCTTTCCCCAGGCTGCCCGATGCGACTTACCAGGGCTCCTCGGAGCTGAAGGGTGGCCGCCGCCGGCGTTCTCGCCGTGGAGGTGCGTTTGCTCCGTCCACGGACGGTAAGCCCGCCGAGCTGCCGGGTGCCACGTCCTCCGTTGCCCCCGATACGGCCGTATCCCCGGCCGGAACTCTCCCGTCTGGAGCGTCTGCCCCTTCTCCTTTCAGCAAGGGTGGTCGCCGCCGCCGGCACACGAAGAAGGCGGGCCGTGGATACTACTAGATCATCGAATAGATATCATTGATATCTGTGTCGATTGGATACCGACGATACGGAATATGCGTTCCGTTATGACAGCTTAGAAATCCCCATTCGTGGGAAAAAGAAGGAACATAGACCTTATCAAATTTTGGAAGTATACCGAACGATCGCTGGAATATCCTCTTACATTTTGCGATGAATGCCCAACTCGGGTGATCCTCACACAATGACACGGGGCCTACATGCATACTCACCGTTGAATTCGGTTCTAGAATTCTGGGAAGATCGGTGAGGATATTGGTATACAGAGCCTCCATGAACTCTCCATCGGGATCGGGAAGATCAATGATGACACCATCATACTTGGTTTCAATCATCTGAATATACTTGAGAGCATCTGCACAAACGTATTGCGTCTTAGGATCCAGAAGTGAACCACAGTTCTCAGGGAGATTTGTCTTCGCAAACTCCACGAAATCGGAGTCCCAGTCGACTATTGTAATGCTTGTAGTGTTCGGGGATTTGTATAGATTTCTCGCTGCCAGTCCGTCCCCGCCTCCCAGAATCAGAATTCGTTGTGACTGCTGAAATATAGGGCTCGTGAGTAGATAGTGATACCGATGTTCGTCCAGTGTCGAATACTGGATCTCCCCGTCCATGATCAGCATTGTCCCGTGGTTTACTGTCTTTACATACTGGACATGGCTCTTTGATGTTTGGAAGTCCCGGAGAACATCCACAACTTGGTACTCCACTTTCTGGCCGTACTGGAACTTTTCCATTCGCAAACAAGATCGAGCAATTCTTCCAGACAAAAAAGTTGCTCGTTTATTCTTTTACGATAGCCTATCTCTAAACCTTCATTACCACATCGAG